CGACAGAACCTTTTCGAGCCTGCGGAGCGTTTCCGCGGCTGCACTCGAAGCCGCTGCGCTGCGGCTCGAAATCCACTTGCACAGGATGAGCAATGTCTGACGAACTGAACAACCTTGAGAACACCGTTCACGAGTACCGCAAGACCCTCGACGCATTTGCGGCGCGAACGGGTGCGAGGACGCACCACGTCGAGATCCGGGGCAGCGGCGAGGAGCGCGAGAAGCTCGCGCGCATCGACGCCGACCTCGACGCTGTCGAGCGTGCCGCGCAGGATCGCGCGGCCCTTCGCGCCGCCAACGATCGGATCGCCGCGCTCGAATCGCGCATGGCCGAACCCCAGTTCAAGCCGGTCGCGACCCGCAACTCGGTCCTCGACGTCTCCTCGAAGGAGTACGCCGAGCGCTGGCTGAAGGCAGTCGCGCGCGGTGACGCCGCGGAACTTCGCGTTCTCTCGACCGGCACGAGCGGCGCTGGCATCCCGACCGACATGGAGCGCCGGATCGTCGAACGGATGTATCAGGCGAGCGTCCTGCGCTCGATCTCGAAGGTGTCGACCATCGACTCGAAGCGCACGATCACCGTCGAGGGTTCGCTCCCGACTTCGGCGCTCGTCGCCGAGCAGGGTGCCATCACTCCCTCCGACCCGGCGTTCGCGAGCGTGTCGGTTGTGCCGTACAAGTTCGTTTGCGCGACCACGATGTCTCAGGAGTTCATCGAGGACGCGATCGGGCAGGGCGGCATCGGAACCGGGATGCAGTACGTCGCCGACCGCTGCGGCGTCTCGCTCGCCAAGATCATGGATCAGTACTACACGGTCGGGACCGGATCTTCGCAGCCGCAGGGCATCGGAGACACCGGAAGCACGGAATGGGCGACCACCAACTCCGGACGCATCATCAATCAGGGTGTCCAGCTCGCCGAGGACGCTGGCGCGTCGGCGATCACCGGCGACAACATCATCGACTGCGTTCACGCGGTTGCTCCTCAGTACCGCGTCGGGAACTTCCGCATCCTCACGTCGGATACGGCCATCAAGACCATCCGCAAGCTGAAGGTCAACACGACGGACTACATCTGGAAGATCGGCGAGTCGGCGGGTCTTTCGGGTGGCGCGCCGGGAACCATCCTTGGCATCCCGTACTCGATCGGCGAGTACGTCGCGACCACGCAGTCGGCTACCACCACCGCTGATATCCGTGGATCGGCGTTCTTCATCGTCGGCAACTGGGACTACTTCGAGATCTTCGACCGCACCGGCATGACCTCGATGGTCGATCCCTACTCGGGCGCGGCCAACCAGCGCACGACGATGTACCTCACGGTTCGCACCGATTCCAAGATCATGCAGCCTGAGGCGTTCGCTGCGATCTACGGTCTCAACGCGAGCTGATCGGCATCTTCTACCTGCCCCCTCCGGCCGAAAGGCCGGACGGGGGTTTTCATGGCTGCACCTCCGATCCCCATCGACGTCCTCAGGACGCGCCTGCGCATCGACGTCGATGCCGACGATGCCATTCTCACGACGCTTTGCATCGCGGCCGGTGAGATGATCGAGCGCGAACTCGGGATCGCGCTGAAGAGTTCGAGCCGGACGGCGAAGCTCGACCGCTGGCGGCGGTTCATTCCGCCCGTCCAGCCGTGTACCGGCGTGACGTCGGTCACCTACTACAACACGTCGAACGTCCTCACGACGATGCCAGCGACTGATTGGTACGTCAATCAGACCGACGAGATGCTCGCGCTCGAGTTCCTCGAGAACCCGTCGTTCTACGAGGGCACGTTTCCGACGGTGACCTACACCGCCGGGTACTCTCAAGTGCCACACGCGCTCCAGCAGGCGATCGTCGCGCTCGTCGGCGCGTGGTACGCGAACCCCGACGCGACCAACCCGGTCGCGCTCGCCGAGGTTCCGCTCAGCCTCAAGTACATCCTTTCCGCCTACTCGTCGCGCGGGGCGCTGCGATGATCGCCGCGGGTCGTCTCAGGTTTCCTGCGACCGTCACGCGCGCCAGCGGCGTCGATCAGTACGGCATGACGAACACGACGTTCGACAGCGTCAACGCGACGTTGCCGGGAAACCCGCCGTTGTGGGTCGATCTCAGGACCGACAGCGCGTCGGAGCAGTCCTACGCCGACGGTGTCGCCGTCGTGCGCCGCGCCGAAATCCGCTGCCGTTGGAACTCCGCGCAGCGTCTCGCGCTGACCGAGAAAGACCGGATTACCGTCCGCGGCCGGACGTTCCGCATCGTCGGCATCACCAACCTTGACGAGGCGGACATGGTGGCCGTGATCGAGGCGGAGGAGGTCGACTGATGGCAATCGAGGCCGCCATCCGCGAGATGCTGCTCAACGATCCGCTCGGAAACGTGCCGACGTATCCGGTCGCTCTTGGCACGAGGAATCAATCGACGGAACTGCCGGCCTACACCTACGAGGTGCAGAACGTCGAGCGATCGGCCGTCTCCGGGCATTGGCAAGCAGATGTCGAGATTCGCAGCATCGCCGACGGAGTCGATGAGGCGCTGAGCCTGAACGGCGCCGCCGAGTACGCGTTGATCCTCGGCACCTACGACGGCACGGTCATCACGGCAATCCTCAACAACGGACGGACGGTCGACCCGCCGAACGTCGGCGAAGGCGACGAGCGCGAACCAGCGGAAGCGGTTCTACGTCTCACCATTCACTACAAGGACTAACTATGGCAGCTCGAAGCAGCGCACTCGCGGGGTTTAGTTGGGGCGGAACGGCAGCAGCCGGAATCGGCACGGTGACCGTCAACATGGATCAGACCATGATCGACGCGACGGACATCAACACCGCACCGCGCGCCTACATCGTCGGAAACCGCGGATGCACGGCAACGATTGATATGTTCTACGATCAGTCGGACGCGGCCATGGCTGCGGTCGAGGCCGCTGCGAACGCTGGAACCGGAGCCGCGACGGCGCTCATCACGCTCTCGACCGGAATGACGTACAGCGGTAACGCTTTCGTGCAATCGTTCTCGGCGACCGCCGCGACGAACGAGGTCATCCGAGCCAACTTCACCATCCAGTACACGGGCACGGTCACGATCGCATGAGCATTCGAGACGCGCTCAAGCTCAGGAACTGGCGCGGGCAGTTGCCCGACGGCACGGCCGTCGAGCTGCGTCGGCCGTCCGTTCTCGATCTCATCGAGGCGCTCGAAGTCTCGGCAAAAACGCCTGACCGAGTTCAGGCGTGGATGGTCTTCCGTCACCTCGTGGAGAACGGCGAACCCGTCTTCGCGTCGGTCGATGAGGTTCTCGCATCGGACGCGCTCGTCGTTCAGCGGATCGCGCAGATGGCAGAGGCGCTCTACAGCGAAGGCCGGGACTAGGCGAGGGCGCGCGTCGGGTGCTGCGCGCCGCCCTCAGGATCACGAGCACCGACCTTGACACGTTGAGCGTTGCCGCGCTGAACGTCGAACTCGAAATCCCCGATTGGAACGGAATCCGACGTGAGCTCGATCAACTCCGGCATCGCTTGGAAGGTCCAGTTCCGCCCGTCGAAACGGGATCTCGAACGGATCACGCAGCTCGCGCAGGAACTCCCAAAAGGCGTCCGGCGCAAGATCGTCCGCAAGGGCTTACGGGATTGGGGCGAAGCCGTAAAGCGGACGATGAAGTCGTTGTCGCTGCCGAAGGCAAAGCGGACTCGGCGTGACATCGCGGTCAAGACCAAGACATACCGCAAGGGTCGGATTTGGGCTGGCGTTGGCGTCCGAAAGGATGGCGCGCGAGTCGGCTGGCGCTCGCATCTTTATGACGGCGGATGGCGTCCGTTCAAGAAGGGGCTCGTCCGAACCGGCGAAGGCACGTTTGGGCCGAAGCCGCCGCCGAAGCTGGTGCGAAACTGGAAAGGCAACCGGAACGCTCGCATCGTTCCGTTCTCGCAGGACCGCGGCTGGCGGCGGGGCATGAAGCGGATGAGCTCGACGCTCGGCGGCAACATCTACCGTCGGCTCTACATCACGCGCGCAGGCTTGAAGCACCAGACGCGCGTCGTGCAGTTCGTCGAGGACGCCGTTCAAATCGCGCTGATGGAGGGGGTGCGTCGTGCCTAGTCTGCCAAAGATCAACGTCCCGGTCACCGTCTCGACGGAAGGCGTAGACAAAGGCCTGCGTGACGCCGAACGGAAGATGCGCGCGTCCGCCGACCGCATGAGCAAGATGCAGCCGTCGAAGGCCGCAGGCGCGTTCAAGGCCGCTGGTCAGTCGGCGCTCTCGCTCGGCGGGTTCGGCGCGATCGGCGGCGCGGCGGGTGCCCTAGGCACCGCTGGCGCTGGCATCGCCGTTGCGCTCTCGCCATTCATCGCGGCGGCGAAAATCATGGATACCGTCGCGACTGCGTCGAAAGGCGCGGGTAAGGCGCTGGAGGAGTTCAGGAAGACCGGCGAGCAGACGGTCGCCATGAACTCCGTCATCCTCGAACGGCTGGCCGGAATGGAGAAGGTGAGCCAGCAGGCCGAGCGCGGCGGGTTCTTCAAGTCGTTCGTCGCGGCGTCCGCCGACGTCGAGACGGGTCAGGCGACGGGCGCGGTCAAGTGGGCAAAGGAGTTCACCGAAGGGCTCAGCATCGCCGGTGCTGGGCTCGGAGCGTTCCTTGCAGGAAAGAGCCCCGAGCAGATCTCAAACGAGATGGCGCTGTCCGTCGCGAACGAGGCGGGGGCCGCGCAGATTCAGAAGCGGATGCGCGAACAACAGGTCATTGATGACGCGGGCGGCGGAAGCTCGATCCTCAAGACGATCGGCGACATCATGATCCGGCAGGACGCCGGGTTCAAACTCCTCACACAGGTAACCGTCTGATGGCTGGAACCGGCTCGACATACAAGTGGACCGACCGCCTGATCGGTCAGCGCGCGAACCCGATCGGCTCGGAATCCGAGATCACGATCTCGCGCATCATCACCCGGCTCGACGGCGCGGTGATGAACTCGAACGACGAATATGAAGCGATGATCACCGACGGCGCGCTTCCGGTCATCGACTACGACCTGTGGACGGGGGGCGGATCATGGCACGACCTCGCGCGAGCGCGCTCGACGCAGATCAACGTGCTCGAATCCGGCAAGGCCGTCGAGGCGCAGATTCGTTTCTCGACGTACTACGTCATTTCCCCGCTCAGCACCGAGACCGAGATCCTGATGCTTCCGGCCATGACGTCCTACGTCACGGCGAGCCGTCAGATGAAGTTTCACCGCACCAACTGGTCGTCAAACCCGCCGACCACCTCGATCAACGTGTCGGCGTCGGACATCGGCGGAACCTCGACAACCGGCGCGGAAGGCTTCGAGTCGTTCCAGATCGGTCAGGTGCGCGTGAGGCTTCGAGCCATGCAGGATGCCTCGGTTACGCCGATGGATTCTGCCGCCGCCGCTCTGCTTTCCTACAACAACGCGACGAACAACGACACGTTCCTAGGCTTCGCGCCGTACTCGCTCGTGTGCGAGGGCGTGAGCCTTGAGAAGCTCGACGGAACCGAGTTCTACTGGGTGATCTTCGAGTTCCTATACGACAAGTTCTTCCACTTCTCTCAGGTCGCGACGATCGACGCCGACGGGCGCCCGCGCATGACCACGGGCGGCGCGCTCTCTGAGGTCAAGTGGCAGCGGATCCCGCGTACGGCGACGGCGTTCAACAACATCTACGCCGGTGACACCGACCTGAGGGCGCTCGTGGAAAACGGATGGTGGATCAGCCCGTGAACCGTCTTGCCGGATCCAACCTCTCGAACTCGGCCAGCGACGTCGATCGCGTGGCGAAGTCGCGGCCGGACTACGAGCCGATCACCATCATGCTCGCGAGGATCACCGCCTCGACGGTGCTCGACGCGGCATCCGCGCGGTTTACCTACTCGTGGGAAGCGGCGATTCTGACCGCGGCCGGTGCCAACGCAAAGACGACCGGCATGACCGGCACGGCAATCAGTATTTCCGAACTCTCCAACTCGTCCGTCGGCCGCTACAGCTACGGCGTGAACCCGGCGAACCTCCCGGCCGGATTCGCGCCGGTCGCGATCCCGAACGGCACGTTCGTCATCATCGCTCCAATGCGGCGGACCGACGGGACGCTGCGTTGGGTCATCATCAACACGCAGGCGATCGACGGGGTTTGCACATGAGAACGTACAACATCGTCTACTCCAAGATGTCGCCGGGGACGCCGGAAACCTACACGGGTTCCGGCGAACTGGTGGTTGTGACCACCACCAACCACAACCTCACCGGATCCACTGGGCGGATGCGAATCTGGAAGAACGGAACGGACGTCACCGGCTCGCCTAGCGCGGACCTTCTCGGCGTCACCTACATCAACGGAAGCACGAGCGGTCAGATCCTGCTTTCCACGGTCGCGATCGAGTCGGCGCTGAATGCCGTCGATGCGAACGAGAACGTCTGGCACTACTCGCTTTCAATCACTCACCTTTCCGACATCATCCACGTCTGCTCGGGATACCTCATCCGACTTCAACCCTGAACAACTCATTGGGAGTCATTCATGCCTGTTCAGTTTCATGGTCTTGTCAGCGTCAACGCGAGCAGCGGCGCGTACGTTCCGCTGAGCGCAACCAGCGTTCCAAACCGCCGACTCTACGTTCAGCCGAACGCCGATTGCACGTTCTCCAGCGTCCTCGCTGGAACCAACGCGATCAGGCTTGCATCGGGGGTCGCTGCTCGGTATGACTTCGGCGTTACCGATCTCGCAAACGTGTTTGTCCGTTCAAACGGTAGTGCAACGACGGTCTCCGTCTGGTCCTTTGATCCGGGGGAAAGCTGATG